CTAAAATACATCTGTGACATTGTTTCAAAGTAAATGCAAGGAAAGAAAGCAATAATGAGGTCTTGACTTGCGTTTATGCTGCCGAATATGCTTGTCTTGTCTTGTCTTGTCTTGTCTTGTCTTGTCAGATTATCATACTCTTTTTCAATTTCAGCGAATAAATCAATTACATGGTCTGTCTCGTTGAAGTTGTTCTGAATGTCGTAGTCCTCAGCTGGAATACCTAATTTAATAAATTCGTTTTTGAAAGTTCCACTCTGCTCAAAAAAACAATGAGCCTTTTTTATCTGTTCCATTTGTAATACCTCTACTTTTATTAGTTATTAGTTAATAAAAAAGGGAGTCAGTTTTCACCGACTCCCAGAGAGAGATGTATTACAAAATGAAAGTTGAGTTACTTTCCTTTGTTCACCTTTGAAGCAATAAAGGCAACGAGCAATGCAACAGCGGAAACGATTCCGGCCACAAGTTCTACACCTTTACCAATTTCTGCAACTGACGCACCGCCCAGAATGAGCATTACTACATCAAGCGCAAGAATTACCCATGCAACAATTTTTACAATCTTGTTGTTAAAGAATGCTTTAATCTTATCCATACGATATATCTCCTTGAATTATTAGTTACTCAATGACAATATCTGCAGTAGATGTTCTGGTGTATGTTCCTTTTCCGTCTACTGTAATTGTATCATCCTCAACTGCGGTAATATCTGCAGAGCCAAGTGGGCTATTATCCTCTGAGGCATTAAATACTGCTACATCACCAACAGAAGGAGACTCTCTCAAAGTGTATACATAACCATATTGATTAGTCCAAGCATAAATACCACTTCCAGCACCACTAGGAATATTTGAAAGTGTTATTGTCGCTTTTTTCATTCCGTCTTTTCCGCTTGTTGGTGTTACTTCAACTGGCGCGGTATAACTTGCCACATTAATTGTCGCTGCCTTATTATTTTCTAAGTCATCATGTAAACTCACATCCTGACCATTCAGAGCAATTCTTGTTATTTTTCCACCGCTTTTCTCAAGCGCTGTGATGTTATAGTTAGCGTCATAAAATCCACCCATATTATTTTCTCCTTCAAAAAAAATGGCGTATAAGTTATAAGCCTATACGCCACCTTTTATATCACGATAGCGTGATATTTTATTGATTATTCAACATTACGCACAAGCAAAGTCTGTTGAACCGTAGAACTCACCAACACCACATACAGAAGGGTTAGTTACAACGAATGAGCCGAAGAGGTTGAGAGTAACCATTGTAGCCGGGCCGTCTACTGTGTCAGAGCCACCGCTGATTGTAAACAAATCGTCTACAAGCAACTGGAGAGGGTCATTAGCCTTATCGTCAGCATTCATTGTCATTGGATCCTGTTTACCAGCGTTGTTTCCTTCTACACCATCATTGAGAGCCTTTTCAACGTTTGTATATCCCCAGAACTCAACAGCGTCAGAAGAAAGGACGTAGAAACGACCTTTTACACAATATGGGTCATCAATGATATTTTCTACATAGTTAGTAGAGAAAGCTGCAGAAATATCAGAGAAGCCGATTGTAGCCTCTTTCTTTGCCTTTGTAGAAGTCTGTGTAAAGAATGTGTTTGTTGTTTCGATTTCCTGAGCAAACTCAAGGAAGTCATCATCATTCATAACAATCATATCACAGAGGCTGCCCTGTCTACGAAGTTTCTTAATCAACTGAGTTACAGCGTATGTTTTTTTCTGTGTTGCTGAACTTGCTGCGCCTGTTGCGTCATAGAAAGCACCAGCGAGGCGGTCTGGGTTTACAGAACGGTCTACACCGAAGAAGAGGTCATCAATGAAGCCAGGGAAGTATGTTGTATCTCTCTTCTTGTAAACTGGAAGCCATCCATCAAGTCCAACCGGGAGAAGTGGAGAGTTACCACTCATAGAGCCAGCTAAACAAACGATTTCACCGGCACTAGGGTCTCCATTGCCTGTAGGTGTTACAGTAACAGAAGTTCCATTAATAGCCTTTACTGTGAGAGTGTTTGTTGCAGAAGTCTCGGCTGTTGCTGCTGTTGCTTTTACAACGAGTTTAGAGCCTACATCAAACTTCATAACAGCGTCTTCAGGCATTGTAATAGTTGCGTCTGTTGAAGCTGTAAAACTCCAACCACCAGTAGGAACAGCACAAATTTCACCGTAACCAGAGCCATAGAGAGCAGCCGCAAGAGTCTTTCTGAATGATTCAGAAGCAGCAAACATCTTAGCACCACCAACGCGCATATAAGCACCAGCGTTAGAGCGTGAAGCTGCGACTTCTTTAGCATTCATTGTGTAAACGCTAAAAAGCTGTCCCGGTGTTACACAGAACTCTGCTGTCTGGGCAACTGTAGCAGCCTGATTCTTTGCGGCTGTAAAGTCACCACCAGCCGCACCACCACGCGCATACATAGCAGCAAAGCGCTGCTCTTTACCTTCAACTCTTTCTTTGTTCATTTTCTTGAGCAAAGGAGAGTTTCTAAAAAGAAGGTTCTGAATACCGTCCTTCTTGTAATAAACCTTGAGCATAGCAAGGATTGAAGCATTAGCTGAAATAGCCATAATATTGTTCTCCTTTTATTTTACGAGTTGAGTTTTTCTAACTCTTCCTCAAATTTCTTAACTTCTTCCGGGTCATCCTCGACTTCTTCTTCGTCAGTAAAATCAAGCTCGCCCTGAACTCCATCACCATTAGGCTCTTCTGTTACTTCTTCTTCTGTCTTTTCAGAAGCAACAACTTCGCCATCGACCTTAACCTCGGTATCTCCGTTTTCGTCCTGTTTAACTTCAACCTCTGCATTAGGGTCAAGTCCGAGGCTCTCTTTGATACCTTCAATCTGTGCCTCAACAGTTTCAATAAGGCCGTCTACAAATACTCCCTCTTCCGGCCTAGGCTCTGGAAGTTTTTCGTATTCATCGAACGCAGTACGAGCCATTGAGAAGTCTGGATTTCCCTCAGCAGCACCCAACACCTTGTCATATGCTCCGAGTTTTTCTCCATACTTTTCGCTCCAATCTCCGTAACGGCGCTCTGTTTCGTCAGCTTCAAGCGCAAGTCGAGCAGGCTCAAGTATTTCATCAAATAAAATCGATTCTAACTTGTTCATGCGCTCTTCAAGCGTTCTGTTCTGATTTACGAGTTCATCGCAACGAGAGAGAAGAACATCAATAGCCTCTTTGTAACTATTGAGGATTTCGTAAATATCATTTTCCATACTACGAATTCTCCTTTGTAATATTAGTATTTTTATCATAAAACTATTTATAGGTAGTTTTATCATAAAACTATTACCGTAAAAAAAAATACGGATAACAGAAAAACGCTATCCGTATTAATTATATGAGTTATTTGATTTTACATAGCCGGGGGAGTGTTCCACTGTCCTACTGCTGCCATTCCGTCAGGTGTTCCCATATCCATATCAGCACCCATACTCATATCACCCATAGGCGCGGTCATTGGTGGTACCTGTTCCATCTGAGCCTCTTGAGAGAGTATGTTCATTCCAACTGGTAAACCTTCTGGAGTGCGCTGTCCTTGCATAGCCGACATTTCAGCTTCTAACTCTTGGTCTGCTTGCCAATCGGCCTCTTTTATTTCAACTGTCTCATAGAGTTTAGTCAGTTTTGCAATATCCTTAGAGTTATCGTTCTCTTCGCTTGAAGCAGCTTTAAGTGATAACTGAGTATTAATAATTTCTTCCTTGAGCATAGTGAAAGGTATGTAGTCAGGAACATCAAAAATATTCTTCTCGATACAATCATTAATACAAGTAAGTACGGCATTAATGGCATTATTAGAAAGTGAATAGCCACTCTGAATATCAGGCAACTCCATAAACTGAGCAATGCGAGTTTGAGGAATAATGCCGGTCTGAGCGAGTAGCTGTAACTGTTGAAGTTTTGTAGAAGGGTCTTTTGAGAGAGAGTCCGCTGCACTAAACTGTACAACCATTTTGTCAGATTCTTCAACAATATCTTTCCACTTAATACTCAATCGGTGGTTATCTTCTGGAAGAATTGTTTCTTCTTTTGGGAATACTTCGAGACAAGTTTTAGCAATATCAACATAGGCTCTGATTACTTGATTAAGCTGAGTTTCAAAGCGATCACTCTCAATATTCTCCATAGTTGAAAGAGCAACACCGCTATCAAGTCCGCTAGGTTTAGTACTCATAGCTGATAACTGAGAGATACCTACTAACTCGTAAGCACTCTGTTTAAGTTCGTCTACAAGCTGCATATACTGTCCGTCTATAAAAGCTGGTGTTGCAACTGTTACAGGAGAGCCGGTCATATTAGGTGTAGCGTTATATTCAAGTATCTGTCCGACTCTGTTATTGAGCTGAGACGTTCTTACGCTAGAGCCTTTAGGAACACAGAAAGTAAGGGCAGGATTGAGCTGTGAAGCGTCTTTAATTTTCATCATTAAAGAGTCTATTTCTAACTGAATAGAGTTGAGCATATCTACAATACTCTGAGAAGTATCTCCGAAAATAGGCGAGCAATAATGAAGGAAGATAAAAGGTACTTTTTTAGCTTCATAAGGCTCAGTATTTACTACAATACCGTTAATAAGTTCTGCCTTAATATTATTGAAAGTGTCATAGTAGACACCGTATTCAACATAATCATAATTTTCTACCTTTGCCCTTGTTACCAGTTCTTCCGGGAGAAGAGTTGTAGGATAGTCTTTGCGCTCATAATAAACGCGTGTAATTCTTCCGTATGTTATCTCAGCTGGTCTAACATAAACTTGCCAAGGAAGAGCCTTACTGATTTCCTTTGTTCTTTCATTGATGTAAATTACACCTTTTTCAAATATACAAGCGTCTCTAAATGCCTCGCTAACTTTCTTGTTTACATTCTGTAAATCATAATACAAGTCGAAAAAGGCTTGCGCTTGTTTTACTGTCTGAATGTCTTTAAATGTCCCATTCTGAGTATTGAAAAATGGTCTTACTTTACTCTGAGCAATTTTAGAAGTTAGAGTATCAATACAAGATTTTATGATATTAACTTGTGGAGTCTGTGTTGTATCTTCCTCAATCTCTACAGGCTGCTCATAATAACCAACTACAGAGGGCGAGCGAATATTCTCCAGGTCTGCAAACGGAGTATAATTATAGCGTCTGTAATTTCTGTAATATTTTGTTCTTCTTGTGGTAGAAATTGCTTTTAATGAAGCTGCTGCTTGCTGTATATCTTTATCAGTTACTTTTCTCATTGTGCATTTGCTCCCCAGCCATCAGCTTTAGAAGGAGCTGGTAACTGTCCGTTAGGATTGTTAGTAGGAAGGTTTAACGCGCTATTAACTGTGGCTTGCATAGACATTCCAGTACGAGCCTTCTGTTTCTGTTTCTGGCGCATTTTCTCTAAGTCTATATTAAGATTAATCTGCATAGAAATTACCTCTTGTAGTATTAGTTAAAGAAGAGTTATAATTTCCTAATAAATATGTACGAGGTATTTTTTTTATGAAAAAATCAATTCTACTTTTAATTCTTTTCTTGTCCGCATCTGGACTATTTGCAGAGGATATTCTTTATCAAAAACAGCATAAAAATATTGATAGTATAGACGTAGTTACTCTTATAAAATCTACAGAAGACTGGTATTACATAAGTATTGTTATTGCAGAAGATGTAGACGCAATAGAGAAATACATGATCTATGATACAACTTTAGAAAGCATTCAAGATTTATTATTTTTATTTGAGAAAGAAAAAAACTATAAAACTAGAATAACAAATATGGAGAAGGCAGAAACACTGACTTTTATAAAAGAGGATACAAGCATTCAGGAAGGACATATTTTAAAAACAAAACATTACTGGTATTTAAAATAAAAATGGCGAGACTTAATGCTCGCCTATGTATTTTTAAATATGTATTTTTAATTACTTCTTCTTTTTGTTTGCTTTTTCAACGGCCTTGAGTATCTGTTTAGAATTGAGTCTGTTTTTCTTGAGTGAGTCAATCAGTTTTGCACTCGCTCCCCATTTCTGTGCATTAGCAATTATGTTGTCATACTGTTCATCATAATCACTGGTACTTATAGCACCGCTTTTTGCTTTATTATTCAGCTCTTCGAAACTTGTATTAAGTTCGTTTAAGTGGTTTATATTATTCTGTTTAATTACCTTATCAGCCGAGAGAATATTACCTATAGTCTTTTTTGCTATAGGGTGTTTTGACATAATATCCTCTAACTTGCCGTACTCGGTTTTAAACTGTTCCTCAGTTATTTTACCGTCATAATAGTCCTGACTTAATTGATTAGCCTTATCTGCTATTTTCTGATACTCTTCCGCGCTCATAGTCAAGCCAGGATTATCGGGATTATCATTACTACTTCCACCGAGTAAGTTACCACCAAATCCGGCAACAACTTCCTGAGGATTTCCGCCTATCATACCTAA